CCGTCTCGGGAAGCGCAGGGCTCGTAACAACCGCATGGCGCTGAGCATAAAAACAGCGCGCGAAGCGATTGGCGAGATTTCGCCGGGTTGCGAAATATTCGGCCTTACGAAAGGCGACTTCTCGCTGATTTCGGTAATCGAACATTTGCTGGATCAAACCGGTCCGGCGGACATCGTGGTCTCGACTTGGACCGCCGCGTCGGCGGATATCGAGATCGCCGAACAGTTTTTGGCCGACGAGCGGATCAGAAAAATTGAATTCCTGGTCGACCAATCGTTTCGGACGCGTCAACCGCAATATTGCGCGCAATTGGTTCGCGCGTTCGGGCCGTTGGCGATTCGCTTTTCGCGCTCGCACTGCAAATTCGTGGTGATAACCAACGACCACTGGAGTTTGGTTATACGGACATCAATGAATTTGAACGAAAACCGCCGCATTGAAAATTTCGAGATAAGCGACGACGCCGATTTTGCGGCGTTCTTACTTGGCTTGCGCGATGAAATATTCGGCAAGCCTCACGAATATGTGGAGGAGGATTTTCATACTCTTGGTGCGCGCGGCGACGGCGATGAATTTAGCGCAGTCAGGGCATGGGCGTGATGTGGCTAAAAATCCGACCCTGCCTATGGCCACACTCGCCCGGTTGCTCGCGCTTGAAGTCGACGACCTAAAAACGTTGCGTGCCAACAAAACGGTTACGGCGCCGCCAAGGAAGGCGGAGTGGCCGGTTACGGTGATAACTGAATATGTCGAGCATTTACGCGCGGCGGCAGACGATGACGGCAACGGCGACGCGCATGTGCAGCGCACGCGCTTACTTCGCCAACAGGCCGATAAACTCGAGATGGAAAATGCGTTAACGCGCGGCCAGACGGTGCAAGTCTCGGAAGTCGTTGGGCGCTGGACAAAATTACTTAGCACAACGCGAGCGCGTTTGCTTTCCATGCCGACGGCCTTGGCGATAATTGTGGCGAATCAAAACGAGGTGGCGTGCTGCCAATCAATTATCGAACACGAAGTGCACGACGCGTTGATGGAGTTAAGCGCCTATGACCCACTCGACACCGGAAGGGGTAACGGCGCTGCGGCAGATGGTGGTTCGGTCGATGGCGACATTGAAACCGCCGCCAAAACTAACAGTGGCGGAGTGGGCAGACCGCGAAAGGCGGTTGAGCGCCGAGGCTAGCGCCGAACCCGGTCGATGGCGCACCGGCCGTGCCGAGTATCAGCGCGGCATCATGGACGCGATCAGCGACCCGGCGGTCGAGTCGGTCGTCGTCATGTCGGCGGCTCAGATTGGCAAGACCGAAATCGTTAACAACGTCGTCGGGTTTCATATCGGCCACGACCCCGCGCCGATCTTAGTGGTGCAACCGACGCTCGACATGGCGCAGTCGTGGTCAAAAGATCGGCTCGCGCCAATGTTGCGCGACACGCCGGATTTGAAGGGCCGGGTAGCCGACCCTCGAAGTCGCGACAGTGGCAACACGACGCTACACAAGATTTTCCCTGGCGGTCACGTTACGGCGTGCGGAGCGAACTCGCCGTCGTCGTTAGCGTCGAGGCCGGTACGAATTGTGATTTGCGACGAGGTCGACCGATACCCGCCGAGCGCTGGCACCGAAGGCGACCCCGTATCGCTCGCGCGCAAGCGCGCGGCGACATTTTGGAACCGTAAGGTCGTCATGGTGTCGACGCCGACCGTTAAAGGCGCAAGCCGGATCGAGGCGGCATACGAGGGTTCGGACCAGCGAGAGTTTTTTGTCCCGTGCCCGCATTGCGAAGAATCTCAAACCCTCGCTTGGGCGAACGTCCAGTGGCAACCCGACCGGCCGGAGACGGCGGTTTATGTTTGCGCCCATTGTGGCGCGGCGTGGTCCGACGCCGAGCGCCTTCGAGCGGTCGCGGCGGGCGAATGGCGCGCCGGTTTGGAGTTTGCCGGTGTCGCTGGGTTTAGATTGTCGGGGCTTTATTCGTCGTGGACTACATTGGCCGAAGGGGCTCGAGATTTTCTATCGGCCAAGCGATTGCCTGAATCGTTACGCGTTTGGGTCAATACCTACCTCGCCGAAACATTCGAGGAATCCGGCGAACGCGTTGACGACATTGGATTAGCCGAACGCCGCGAGGACTACGGCGAAGCGCTACCCGAGGGCGTCGTTTTGCTTACCGCTGGCGTTGACGTTCAAGACGACCGTTTAGAAATCGAGGTGGTGGGCTGGGGTCGCGACGAGGAGTCGTGGTCAATCGACTATCGGACATTGTGGGGCGACCCGTCAGGTCCAGCGGTCTGGGGCGATCTCGATAGCGTACTAAAAGAATTGTGGACGCACGAACGCGGCGTCGATCTCCCGATCCGGTGCGCCGCTATCGACAGCGGCGGACATCACACGCAAGCGGTCTACACGTTTGTTCGAGGCCGTGAGGGTCGCCGAGTGTTTGCGATCAAGGGCGTCGGCGGCGAGGGCAAGCCGTTGGTAGGCCGACCAAGCCGAAACAACGTCGGGAAGATTCGACTCTTCCCGGTCGGCGTCGATACGGCAAAGAACGTGGTTTTTTCACGTTTGAGAATCCAAGACGAGGGCGCGGGCTTTTGTCACTTCCCGGCCCATTACGACGACGAATATTTTCGACAGCTAACCGCCGAGCAGCGGATCGAGCGCTATCACAAGGGCTACACGCGCCGCGAGTGGCGTAAGATTCGCCCGCGCAACGAAGCGCTCGATTGCCGGGTTTACGCGCTCGCCGCTTATGCGTTGTTGAATCTAAACATTAACCAACTCGCGAACCGACTCGAAGCGCCCAAAGCGCCGCCAGCGGAGACACCGCAACCGGCGGTGATCGCATCCCAGCGGCAACGCCGACGACCGGCTCGCGGAAATTTTGCAACATCCTGGCGGGATTAAATGGCGAATCTGTTCGACACGGCAAACGTACCGGAGACCGAGCCGGCAAAAATTGTCGCGGGCGACATATTGCAGTGGAAACGCACCGACCTCGACGACGATTATGTGAACTCGACTTATTCGCTTTCGTACAAAGCGCGACTTGAGGGTACCGGCGCGACGGTTATCACAATCACGGCGAGCGCTAGCGGTGACGATTATCTGGTGTCGGTCTCACAATCCGCGACCGCGAGTTATGCGGTCGGCGTCTATCGCTGGCAAGCGTACATAACCCGTACCAGCGACAGCGAGCGCATCACCGTCGACAGCGGAACGTTCGAGGTTATCGCCAACCGCTCAGCATCAACCGCCGACCCGCGTAGTCACGCCAAAACGATGTTGGACAAAATTGAGAGTTTGTTAGAGGGCCGCGCCGACGCCGACGTCGGCAGCTATTCAATCGCGGGGCGGTCGCTTTCCAAGCTCACCATCGATGAGTTGATGACGTGGCGCGACCGGTATCGCGCGGAATGGTTACGCGAGGTTCGCCGCGAGCGTGCGCTCAACGGTGATCGCACCGGCGGCACCGTTTTGGCGAGGTTTAACTAATGGCATTCTTCGACCGGCTGTGGCGGAAAAAGAAAAAGCAAGCGCGGCGGTCGTTTGCCGGGGCAAATACCGGCCGTTTATTCGCCGACTTTGTTGGTTCAAATCGATCCGCCGACGCTGAAATTCGACCAGCGCTGCGAACGCTACGGCAGCGGTGCCGCGACCTCGCCCGGAACGACGAATATGTGCGGCGATTCATCACGTTGCTAAAAACTAACGTCGTCGGCGAGAATGGTGTCTCGCTTCAGAGCGCCAAACGCGACCCCGATGGCGACCTCGACGCGCCAGGGAATGCGATCATCGAACGCGCGTGGCGGTCCTGGGGCCGACTCGGTTCACCGACGGTCGACGGGCGATTGAGTTGGTTAGACGCTCAGCGTTTGTTCGTTGAAACCCTGGCGCGCGACGGCGAAGTTTTGGTGCGGTTCGTCCAGGGCGACGCAACCCCAGACGGATTCCAAATCGAATTCGTCGAGGCCGATCTACTCGACGAGGAACTCAGCAAAGCGACCGGCGACACCTCGATTCGTATGGGCGTCGAATCTGATTCGTTCGGAAAGCCGGTCGCCTATCACCTATTAAAATC